ATGGGGTGTTCGTAAAAGTAGATCTTCTCGCACAACAAGTTCTGAGCATAGAATTGCCGCTGCACTAAAAAAGAAAAAGCCCTCAGAGCTTACGAATAAACAATTGCAAACATTGAATACAAGATTAAATCTTGAACGCAAACATAAGCAATTGAACCCAAGTAAGATTATTTCTGGAAGAACTAAAGCTGAATTTATTTTAGGAACAATTGGTGTTGGTGTTACTGCTTTTAATGTTATTCATAGTCCAGCCGGAAAAGCAGTAATGAATCTTGGTAAGAAGTCTGCCAGCAAACAACTCAGATTATTTAAGCCCTAACTAGGAGGTGGCTTAATTGGCATTGTCTAATACAGCCACTCCTATTTATTATGAAATATTTCGGCAGCAAGTTCTCCGTGGAGAAATTCCAGTAAATCGTGAAATTTCTATGGAGATGAATCGTATTGATACTTTGGTTAAAGATCCAGAAATGTGGTATGATTCAGATGCAGTCGAAGGTTTCATAAAATATTGTGAATGGGAACTTACCTTAACTGATGGTTCTGATTTACATTTGCTTGATTCGTTCAAACTTTGGTCTGAGCAAGTGTTTGGTTGGTATTATTTCATAGAAAGAAATGTTTTTCAACCAGGAGAGAATGGTGAACCTGGTGGATACGTTCATAAACGTGTTAAGAAGCGACTCACAACAAAACAATATTTAATTGTCGCAAGAGGCGCAGCAAAATCTATGTATGCTTTTTGTCTTCAGGCATTTTTTCTTAATGTGGATATTTCTACTACTCACCAAATTACTACAGCTCCTACAATGAAACAAGCAGAAGAAGTATTATCTCCGTTCAGAACAGCAATTACCAGAGCAAGAGGACCTCTGTTTAGATTTCTAACTGAGGGTTCCATTAGAAGCACATCTGGCCCAAGCGCCATGAGACAAAAATTGGCTTCTACTAAAAAAGGAATCGAGAATTTTTTAACAGGTTCACTTCTTGAAATTCGTCCAATGGCTATTAATAAACTTCAAGGTTTAAGACCAAAAATTTCAACTGTCGACGAATGGTTGTCTGGTGATTTAAGAGAAGACGTCGTTGGAGCGATTGAACAAGGCGCTTCAAAAATGGACGATTATTTAATTATTGCTATTAGTTCTGAAGGAACTGTAAGAAATGGTTCCGGAGATACGATTAAGATGGAACTCGCTAATATTCTAAAAGGTGAGTACCAAGCTCCACATATTTCTATTTGGCATTATAAACTTGATGATATAGAAGAAGTTGCACAACCTGAAATGTGGGTTAAAGCTAATCCTAACATAGGAAAAACAGTTACCTATGATGTATATCATCTTGATGTCGAAAGAGCTGAAAAAGCTCCAGCAGCTAGAAATGATATCTTAGCAAAGCGTTTTGGTATTCCAATGGAGGGATACACTTATTTCTTCACATATGAAGAAACATTGGTTCATCCTTCACGAGATTTTTGGACTACCCCATGTTCTCTTGGTGCCGACCTTTCCCAAGGCGATGACTTCTGTGCTTTTACTTTTCTATTTCCTCTATCCAATGGTTCTTTCGGTGTCAAGGTTCGAAGTTATATTACTTCATTAACTTTAATGAAACTTCCTGGTGCTATGAGAGCTAAGTATGAAGAATTTATCCATGAAGGAAGTCTTCATATTATGGAAGGAACAGTTCTAGACATGATGGAAGTCTATGATGATTTGGACGGGTTTATTCAAGAGTCTCAGTATGACGTCCGTAGTCTTGGGTTTGATCCATATAATGCTAAAGAATTTGTTACCAGATGGGAAACTGAGAATAGTGCCTTTGGAATAGAGAAGGTAATTCAGGGAGCTAGAACCGAGTCAGTTCCTCTTGGTGAATTAAAGCTTCTTGCTGAAGAGCGAATGCTTTTGTTTGATCAGGAACTTATGTCATTCGCTATGGGTAATGCGGTCACTTTAGAAGATACAAATGGAAATAGAAAGCTTCTAAAGAAACGTGCAGAAGAAAAGATCGATAATGTTTCTTCCACCATGGATGCTTATATAGCATACAAGGCAAATAAGGAAGCTTTCGAATAGGGGTAGAAGAATGGACCAAAAGATTACTCAAGCAACAGTTATTTCAGGAGTTCCGAAAGCTCCAGATCAAGCAACATTTTCAATTTCTCTTTTTGATGTGAATGGGACTCCGATCGATTTTACTGCTCGTGAAGATCCTACAGGTTCCGGTATTATTCTTACTGGACTTAATTTACCTAGTGGTTCAACAGATCCAGTTGTGGCTACAGATAGTGTTAATGATGCTGTCGCTAAACTTCAAGCACAACTTGATGCTGCTACAGCTCGTCTCGATGCTCTCGAGACTCCTTAATTAACTTCCTATTGGCTAAATAAACGCCAAAAGGAGGTGATGACTTTTGGCCATTTTTTCGAGAGTAAGACAAGCTTGGAATGCGTTTCGAAATCAAGAAGATGCAATAACAGTTGTTGGATCAGATTCTTTTTCTAATAGTAGATCTCCATCAAGAGCTCGACGTCATTATTCTAATGAACGAACAATTATTTCGTCGATCTACACAAGAATTTCAGTTGATATGTCTGGTGTTGAATATCATCATGTGAAGGTCGATTCTCAAAATCGATATGAAAGCGATCAAGAATCAGATTTTCAAAATTGTTTAACTATTCAACCAAACATTGATCAAGCA